GTGGGAGCAGGAAAGGCTGGCTAATGAAATTAAGGAAAGTATTGGTGAATTGTTTGAGGTTTACCAGCGCATTCAGGAAAATATCATCTGGTCACAAGAAATTATCGACAAGGTTTCTGCAATCCGACAGGTAACAGAAGATTTCATTTCCCGTATTCAGGAAATTCAAGATGCTGATAGTGGTGGTGACGAGGAGCCACAAGATTATGACATGGAATCTTCAGAAACAGAAACGCAATCCTTGGCTGAAACTATTGAGGGAACGTCTGTTCTGGTAGAAGGCGATGGCGGAAAATCAGACCTTTTATACTTGGACACGGTGATTATCCGTCCGGGCTGGGGAAATGCGCGGGATAATAACTATTATCCGCGAGAAATGCTTGCGCGCGATTCCAGTCGGTTTGTCGGCGCAAAAATGTATGAAACCGACCATCGGCAGGAAGAAAAGTCAACTCGAACTTGGGTATCAACGATTGAATCCATCAAAGGCTATACGGACGATGGCGCGCCAATAGCCCGCGTTGTTGTCCACGATCCAGACTTTGCGCAACGCATTCGTAATCTAAATGCGGCTGGCTTGATCGAAAAAATGGAATGTTCCATTTTGGCAGAAGGGCGCGCAAAGCCATTTGAGCAAGACGGGAAACGGGGGAAACTAGTTGAGCAAATCACGGGAGTCAGTTCCGTTGATTGGGTAACAAAAGCAGGCGCGGGCGGGCGTGCTGTTGGCTTATCCGAATCTAATACAGGAGGTGAACAAAGTATGGATGAAACGCAAAAAGAAAAGCAAGAAGAAGTTGTGCAAGAAGCAGTAACAGAAACGGTTGAAAGCGATTCTCCCGTTGCGGATTCGGTAGTAATCCATGAATCCGAACCGGAGCCGGAGCCAATTCCGCTAACACCGGAAACGGTATCCGCCTTCCTTTCCGCTACCCGGCTCCCGACAATCAGCCGGGAACGGCTTTCGAGGCAGGTTTTTTATACTGAAAGCGCATTGGCGGAGGCAGTTGAGGAAGAAATCGAATACATCAAAGAGGTGGCAAAATCTGGTGAGCCATTCGGCTTATCAGAGAATCACGCCAATTCCAAAAAAGCTGTTGACCTGGCAGAGGTTGAGAGACTGAAAGACGCTGTCAACAGAAAATATTTATCATAGGAGGTAAAAAACATGACCGAAGCAATCCATAATGATTATGAGGTTTCCAGCGAGGGCGCAGTACGCCATTGGGAAATCCCATACGCAAGGTTGACGGACACAACCCCGACTCCAACCAATGCGGCGGAAGTTACCAGCGTTTTACCGGGTACTCAATTAACCGGTACAATTCTTACCGTTGACGCAAGCCGTTCAATTGCGGTGATTGATTTCACAAATTCAATGGTTTATCGTCACGATGTGCGGAATGTTCTCACGTATAGTACAGGATCGGAGTCTACTTTTGGCGCAATTAACATCGGAGACCCGGTTTACTATGACAATTCCGCAACTATGCCTGCGGGTGTGTACCTGTCAACATCGCCGCTCGATAACACTGGTGCGGCAAACACCTTATTTGGGTTTGCTGTTGCTGATGATATTGCAAGCGATACTTTCCCGAAGGGTGGTGCTACTGCGTCCACTCAACGCGTGGCAGTTATGCAGCGCGGAGCCTAACATTAAAGGAGGTAATGACAATGACAGGTTCAGTTTTAAGTTGGATGTCCGAATACATCAACGCGGAACGCCAGTTGCTTGGCGATGAACAGACCGAAATCCGGTTGCGAGCGCTGAATGAGATGTTTCATTCTGCTCCCAATAGCGGACGGTTTGCCGAAGCCATGACTACGGCGCACTTCCCGCATTATTTTAGCGATGCGCTTTCTCGCGAATTTTTGAGGGATTATGAATATCAGGGTGGAAGCTGGAAGCTTTACACCAAGGCTGATACGGCTCCTGATTTCCGATCCGTTGACCGCTACCGCATGACCGAGCCGGGAACCCTATACCCCCGCGCGGAGAAAGCGGAAGCCCATGCAACCTATATTGCAGAAAGCCAAATCCAGTATGCCGTCAAGGAATTTGCACGGCAATTTGACGTTTCCTGGCAAGCGATTTTGAACGACGACTTGGGAAAAATCCGTGAAACTCCAGCACGGATGGCGCGCGCCGCCGCACGGTTTGAGGATATGTATGTTTCCTCACTATACGACAACGCAACCACCCAAGCGGCTTTGGTTGCGCTTGGCGCGCCGTATTCTGGAACTGGCAGGCTGACCGCCGCCAATCTTGCGATTGGAATCAACGCCATGATGACCAGAACCGACGTGCTTGGCAATCCCATTCAAATTCGCCGGATTCATCTGGTTATTCCGCCCATTTTGCTCATCCAGGCGCGCACGATTCTTGAATCGTTGCAAATGGCTGGCGTAGCAACCAATGACAAGAACGTTCTTTCGGACTACATTGCCGGTATCCATGTTGATCCCTACATTGCAACTGCGGCGCCGAATGTTCCTTGGTATCTCTTTGCAGACCCCAACGAAATCGGCGCGGTGACGGTTGTTCGCTTGCAGGGCGCACCTGCCCCTTGGGTTGCCAAAAAGAAATCCGACATTGAAATGGTGATGGGTACAAGCCCCGCACCTTATCAAATGGGTTCCTTCGCAACTGGCGATATTGAATATCTGGTTGAAGATGTCATTGGCGGTTGGAATGACGCGACTTATGTTGGCGTTACCGATTACCAGGGTATCTATTATAGTTCTGGAACGACTCCCTAAACCTTGGGGAATCTTCCTGAAAAGGAGCGAGTATGATGGCACGTAAAACAATAAAAACCGGCTTAAGGAGTATCAAACCCGGAACACCAGAAATGGAAGCATATCTTGGCGCTGGATATGGCGGTATGACCGTTGAGAAAGCGGAAGCGATTATCAAGGAAAGAGCCGCCAATCCAGCCCTATATCCCTACGAGGTATATGAGCAGGCAAAGGCTTTTCTTGAAGCCTACCGCGCAACGCCAAAGGTAATTGATCCAGTTCCAGGTTGCTATGGTTCTCCAGTAGCCGAAGATAACGACTAAAAGGAGGAACCGATTATGAATTTACCTTTGCTTCGCCTGCACCCGATTTATCCGGGTCAATGGGGAGTTCCTGGTTCAGACAACGAATTGGGTATCCGTTCCTTGCCGCAGTCAACTGTCTTATATGTGGATTATGACAACGCCGCCGCCAACGACAATAACGATGGCACAGACCCAAACTTTCCGCTCTCGACTGTTCAAGAGGCGGTTGATAAGGTTTGCGCAAAAAATCTCGACCATTCTGTTATTGTTGTTCGCAGTATGACGGCGGAAAGCGTTGTTACCCCCGCTTATACGGACGCTCCAAGTTACGTCAAGATTGTTGGGATGGGGCGATATTCCCCATCTTGGGCAAGCGATAACGCTGCCCTTCCTTGTCTTGACTTACGCTGTGTTGGCTGGACGGTAGAGAACTTCCGATTCCTTGCCCCTACCGGGGCTTCATGTATCGAACTGCGTCATACCGACACCGGTGCAAACGACATTTCGATCCGAACCCAAATTAAGAACTGTTACTTTGATGGTCAAACAACCGGACTGGCAGGAATTATTACCCATGGTGCGTATGACGTCTGGATTGTAGACAACTTCTTTTCCCTGTTTCACAATGCCGGTGGAACCGCAACTGCGCTTTTAACCGGAACGACCCCGCTTGCAATTCCATACCGCAATCATGTAATTGGCAACACATTTATGGACAATGATAATAATATCGACATGCCTTGTAATGGTTGCAGATTCATGGGGAATGTGATTCAGGCTACCGGCTACGCCTATACAGCAACTGTCAATTTGCGAACCAACCTTCCCGGGAATCCTGGCGATGATAACATCGTGACTGGTAACTTCTTCGAGGGCGATTATTCCAACGCTGGCGGTTATATCTCTGGCGCGAATGATATGTGGGTTGGTAACATTGCAGAAGATACAGCGGAAGCCGAAGTTGGCGACAATGGCATCACGATTGCCATTCCCGCCGCGTAATTCTGGAGGCTTTCATGGATAGAACACCCCGAACAAAAAAGAAAGCCGATAGCGATAGTGTGGTTGAGTACAAGCGCAATTCTGATTTGCTCACGGCTGAAACTTTGCAAGACATTCGGCGCATAGTCGAGACAGCAGACCCAAAGCCAACTCCGCTTGAAATTTACGAAGCCACAGAACGGGTTGTTTCCAAATCCATAAAAGACTAGCTCAAGGGGCGGCGCAAGCCGCCCCAAGAGGAGTATTGTCATGGCTTGTAACGGAAGATACGCAACTGTACAACAGTATAATGACTTGATGTGTTCCAAGCTGGACTTGGGCGATCCACTTACAATCGCCGCAGTTGAAAGTGCGCTTGATATTGCCGCTTCTGATATTCATGCCGCCCTTGCCGCCGTTGGTGCTTGTAATTGCACGTTGGCATCTTGGGCGGATGCATATTTGCGCAAGCTGAATATCATTGATGCCGCCGTCTTACAAAACTGCCCATGTGGCGCCGCTCTGAAAGATGAGGACAGATCAATTTGGCTGGATTGGCTAAACAAACAGTTCGACATGATTCAATCTGGAAGGCTTGTTCTTTGTGAGGGCGAAACAGGATCGGAATATCCAGCATTTGGAACTGCCGAAATTGGTTATACTGAATTCGGGCAGGCGCAAATCATTCAGAACCGTATGCAAAGGAATCCATAAATGGGTTGAGGTGGACGAGTTGTATTCGCGCCGCGTGTCGAGCATAAAGAACAAAAAGCCAGTGTTGGCGAGGACGGCATGACTGTTATTCGTTATATTGGCGTTGGCGACATCAACACTTATATTGGCTCTGTAACGAAAAGCGCATACCCGTTTGGGTTGTTTCGACTGGTGGGATACGTGGATAGCCGGGATGTTCCCGGAATGCTGGAAATTGTTGAGGATGGACTAAAGATATTTGAGGTAGTCAATGGCGAGCAATAGTAGCATTGTCACGCTAAAAGCAATCATGCCAACCGTTTCAAAGTTTGACTTACGTTCCGTAACCGCAGAAGTTCAAAAAGAACTGGAGAATGAGGCAAAATATCTCGAAAAACAGTTCAAGAAAACAACAAGGACATGGAAACATAAGCCAAGATTCGAGTCTATAACGGCGGTTACCGGACAATCCATGGAACTCCTGGTAGGAACAGATGATGTGATTTATGGATGGGTCAACAATGGAACTAAAAAGCATCCTATCACCCCTAGAAACAAAAGTGGATTGCTTCGATTTCGCAAAGATGGATATAAGCCTAAAACAAGAGTTGGCGTCGTCAATTCGTTTGCCGGAAGGAAGGCAAAGCCACCGTTGTATTCGTTCAAGCAGGTGACTCATCCCGGAATTAAGCCAAGGAATTTTGCCGCCAATATTGCCAGACAACGCGAAAAAACATTTGTCCGCAAGATAAACAAT